TCAAGCGCAATGGTAATCTCGTAGGAATTCCACGGAGAAACCTATGTTCGCCGAGCGCTACCTCAACGCACTGAGCACTTCCAATCTGCAGGACGACGACCAGCACCACCAGACCGAGCCGCTCGTCGCCGCGGCGCTGGCCGACCTGTCAGGCGGCTCGGGCGAACTGTTCGGATCGATGCTGTTGCGCGCCCACATCGCCGGCGTGCCGCGTCAACCGGTCGAGAGCGCCGCGCGTGAGCTGGCCGTGCTGCTGCGCGTCTGGACAGGTGAGGTGGCGCGCAAGGGCTTCGACCGTAAGTGGATGAACATCAAGGCCGAGTGGGACATCAAGGCGGCATACGCCATGTATGCAAAGATCGCGCGCGTCAGCCTGGCGCACTGGCTGGGCGGCGAGTGCTCGTGCTGCCACGGCACCAAGGTGGTTGCCGGCCGCGCGTGCACGCACTGCGACGGCACCGGCCGTGAGCCAGTTCAGGGTGGCGCGATCGAGCGCGAGAAGGTGCTCGACATGGTCAGCGAGTTGGAAGGGTTGTTTCAGGCGCACAGCGCGCGGGCCGCTACCAAGATGCGGAGGGCGGCATGAGCGCGGCCGATGATATTCGAGAGGCGCGCGAGGAACTGGAGCAGGCTATTTGGGTTGCGGCATCACAGGCCGTAGCGCAGTTCAGGGCAGCCACTGGCGCGACTCCAGTCGATATCGACATTCGGATGACCACTTGTCGCAGCCTTGGCGCTCCCGATGAGCATGTGGTGAACACTGTTGTCGCGCGCGTCGAGTTGTAGCTGAACAGTATTGCAAATTGCACGAGCCGGGCGTAAACTACGGTCTTCACATATCCCTCGATCCACGTAATGCGCGCTTCGGCGCCAACGTCACCCGAGGCAGTCGAGCAGTCCGGCCAGCAGTAAAGCCGGCGCTCGTCCAGAAAAAAGCCCGCCATCTGAGCGGGCTTTCTTGTTTTGCGGTCCACCTGGCAGATAGCCTTGGGATTCGCACGGAGGCCTCCCCGAGCGGGGAAGGCGCTCCACCTATTACACCAGTTCGACCGTCAGCTTTTTGCCAAGCGCCTTCGCAGCCTGTTCCACGAACTCGAATTTCGAGGAGTGATGCAGATCGAAGAGGCGGTCGACCTGTGGCGTGTGGACGTTGAGCAGGCGCGCCAGATCGGCCTTGCGCAACTTTTGCGCGAACATCTCGTTCCAGATCAGCACCTTGGCGGCCGAGAGTGCTGGTAGCGCGACGGTGGTCTGGCCCGGCTCAGGCTGGGAAGGCAGAGGCACCGGGCGGCGCTCGTCGAAGTAGATCTCAAGCGCGGTTTCGAGCGCATCTACGGCGCTGGCCAGCGCGTCTTGCTCGTCATCGCCAACCGAATTCGCTTCGGGGAAGTCGGGGAAGCCGACCAGGAAAGTCCCGTTCGTGTCGGGGGTGAGGGTTACAGGGTAGTTCAGCATGTCAGGCTCCTATTACTGGGGTGCTTCAGGATTTCGGGTGCTACTTCGGGGGTGATTCGATACAGCATCAGGAGTTAGCAGGAAAGCCCCTTTCGGGGCGCCCTTACTTCAAGCCTAGGTCTTTCTTGATTTTCTCTACCAGCCCCGTACCGATCTCCTTTGCTCCATGGTCCGGGAAGACTGTCGATTTGCCGTTGAGAGAGACCTTGTGATGACTGCCTTTACCGGGAGCTATCGTCGCTCCCTGTTTCAGCAGCCACCGGCGGAACTCGCTGTACTTCATACGCCTCCTGTGCTGTGTTGATGGAATCATTATACAACAAAAGTGTTGTGTTATTTAGATTTATCAAACAGATATGTTGTGAAATTTTGCGGATATAGCTCAGCTGGCAGAGCGCGATCCTTGTAAGTTCGATGTCGCCGGTTCGATCCCGGCTGTCCGCTCCAGTGTCTCCAGCCCCGGTAACTCGGGGACTTCGCCACCCCTCGCAGCAATGCGCCCGGCGGCTTTTTTTTCTGAGGTGCCGCATGTTCGGTTTGTTCAAGTCCGTCGCTGACCTTGCTGCTGATGTGGCGACTGTCGTTGTCGGGCCGGTCGCGGTAGCCGTCGATCTTGCGGGTGCTGTTGTCAATCCAGTTGCCGAGGTCGCTCTTGACCTGGCCAACCAGGTCAAGAGCCTGAAGGATCAGTGATGAGCGTTGAGGCTGAAGTGGTCTGGCTGCGATTCGTTGTCCAGGTGCTGCGCGAGCAGGCGATGATTGATCAGGGGTTAGGTGCTGCATGAACCGCATCGCCGACATCTACCGCACCGAGATACTGCGCGCTGTCCTGGGCGGCAATCCGCCACCAGCCAAGGCGCACGACCTGGCCCGCTTGAACCAGATTGCCGAGCACCTCGCCGAGTGCGAGGAAGCGCAGGCCATCCTCCGCGCCAAGGGCCACGGCCGTGCTGGCATGTCGTTCGTCGACATGGCGCGCAGCGTGCCCGAGAACGTCAAGCAGATCCTCCGCGACATCTTCAAGACGAAGCCGGCACCGGTCGCGCCCAACATCTCTGAGGCGCACGAACCATGGAAGGCCAGCTGATGGTGAGACAGGCCGGTGAGTCGCGTGCTCGCATTGCCTGGTGGGTTCGGCCGGCGCTTGCTGTGGCGATGGCTCTGGCCAAGCTGGCGCATCGCTTAATCGATGCAATCGTTGATCTGGGCGTCCAGGCCGAAAACATGAAACTACAGCAACTACGAACGAATTTGCCGTCGGCGCCCAGCCGCGTGAACATGCTGCCCACCCAGCGGCCAGAGGTCGTCGAGCGTAAGCGCGGGTCGGCCGGCGTGCGCGACCGGGAGCGCATCCGCGCGCGTGACTGCGGACTGTGCCAAGAGTGCAGGCGCCACGGCAAGACAACCCTCGGCGGCCCCATCGACCACATCTTCCCGCTGTGGAAGGGTGGCAGCGATACCGACGACAACAAGGAAGTGCTCTGCGTGCCGTGCCACGACGCCAAAACGGCGCGCGAGGCGGCAGAGCGGGCGCGAGGATAAAACGAATGCGAATCCAGATTACCCAGAAGCGCGCCTTGTTCGCGCACCCGAGCGAGTCCATCACGCACCCGCACCACGGACCGAGCGTCTGGCCCTGGTGGCGGCTGCTCACGATCAAGGCGTATCGCGCCAACCCTGACATCCCGTTCGACCAAGCGCCTGTCCATCACTGGCTGGTCTGGTTCTACACGCGCTGGGGCGCCACCAACTGCCACGTCGGCCTCGACTGCCGGACGCCCGCGCAGCGCGGTCTGGCTGGCCGGGCCTGACCCGAAAGGGGAGGGGGTGGTCGAAGTCTGGGGCCGCCAGGCCTCGGACACCGACTAGCAACTCACGCGCAGAAAAAAGTCCCCCTGGAGGAAATTGTTAATGGCTTTAACAGGCAAAAAGCGAGCCTTCGCCGATGCCGTGTTGGCCGGGTTCTCCAATAAGGAAGCGGCCATTCGCGCCGGCTTCAGCGAAAAAACGGCGTCAGCCGCCGGGTCTCGAAATGTTAAAGACCCGGATGTTAAAGCCTACCTCGAGGAACGGCGTGATAGTTCTGGCAGCACCCTCGCTGGCGCGAAGGTTGGTCCAGCGCCGACGCCGCCAGACAACCTGGTTGATATCCCTTCGACCACCGATCCGATGGAGTTCCTGACGAACCTCATGAACGAACCGACAGCCGATATCCGCATCCGCGCGGATGTGGCGAAGGCGATGTTGCCGTTCAAGCACCAGAAGCTGGGCGAGGGCGGCAAGAAGGATCAGAAGAATGAGAACGCCAAAAAGGTCGCTAGTCGCTTCGCCGCTGCAGCGCCGCCACAGCTCAAGGCAGTGAAGTAAGGACAACGATATGGAATGGTCTACCGCCTGTCCGGATTGGGAAGACAGGCTGAAGGCCAAGCTGTCGATCATTCCGCCGCCCATCTTCCCCGACCAGGCGGAGCAGGCGCTGCGGATATTCAAGCAGCTCCGGGTCTGCGACCTCCCGAAATGGATTTGGGACGAGGACCTGGGCGAATATCGGAGCCCGAACTTCGGCGAATGCAGCGAGCAGTGGGTGTTCGACTTCGTCGCCGCGATCTTCGGCGGATACGATGCGGAAACCGGGCAGCAGCTTATTCGTGAGTACTACCTGCTGATTAGCAAAAAGAACACGAAATCGACGATCGCTGCAGGCATCATGCTGACCGCGGTCATCCTGTGCTGGCGCAGTGAGGAAGAGCACCTGATCTTGGCTCCGACCAAGGAGGTCGCCGACAACAGCTTCAAACCGGCCGCCGCCATGGTGCGCGCTGACGACGAGCTGATGGCAATCTTCCACGTGCAGGACCACGTTCGAACCATCACGCACTTGGTTTCGAAAGCATCGCTCAAGGTGGTCGCCGCGGACACCGACACAGTCTCCGGAAAAAAGTCCGGGAAGGTGCTCGTCGATGAGCATTGGCTGTTCGGGAAGCGCGCCAACGCCGAGGCGATGTTCATGGAGGCGCTTGGCGGCCAGGTGTCGCGAGATGAAGGATGGGTCATCTTCCTGACCACCCAGAGCGACGAGCCGCCGGCTGGCGTGTTCAAGGAAAAGCTCAATTACTACCGCGATGTCCGAGACGGCAAGATCGAAGATCGGAAGTCGCTGGGCGTGCTGTACGAGTATCCGCCAGCGATGGTGAAGGCGAAAGCCTACTTGGACCCGTCGACCTATTACCTCACGAACCCGAACATTGATCGCTCAGTCAGCGCTGAGTGGCTCGCAGATCAGCTCAAGAAGCTGCTGCACAAAACCGACGGCACGCTACAAATTTTCCTGGCGAAGCATTTGAACGTGCAGATCGGGATGAATCTGCGTGCAGACAGATGGGCCGGCGCTGACTTCTGGGAGCGCCAAGCAAAGGCGCCAGGCATCACGCTCCACGAGCTGCTCGAGCGCTGCGAGGTGGTCACGGCCGGCATTGACGGCGGCGGATTAGATGACCTATTGGGGCTGGCTTTCGTAGGTCGCGAGCGAGGCACCGGTAAATGGCTCGCCTGGACGCGCGCCTGGGCGCACCCGATCGCAATGGAGCGCCGCAAAAGCGAAGAGAGCAAGTACGACGACTTCCAGGCGCAAGGCGACCTTGTGATCATTGAGGAGTTGCCCGGCGACGTCGCCCAGGTGGCGGCGGTGGTCAAGGAAGTCAACGAGTCCGGCCTGCTCGCATCCGTCGGCCTGGATCCAGAAAAGACCCACAAGGTCATGTTCCAGGCACTGGTCGATGCCGAGATCGACGAGAAGAAGTGCTTCGGCGTCTCGCAGGGCTGGAAGCTGATCGGCGCGATCAGCGTCACCGAGCGGAAGCTGGCCGAGGGCGTGCTGGTGCACGGCGGCCAGCCGCTCATGAACTGGTGCGTCAGCAACGCCAAGATCGAGCCGCGTGGAAACGCTGCCCTGATCACCAAGCAGGCATCGGGCACCGGCAAGATCGACCCGCTGATGGCGCTGTTCAACGCCGTGCAGCTCATGGCGCTGAACCCAGAGCCAGCACAGACCACTTCAATTTACGACGAGGGCGTAACGATATGAGCTTCATCGACTGGGCGACCCTCATCGCCGGCATTCTCGGCCTGGCATCGATCACGATCGGCGCTGGAATGATCTTCTTGCCGGCCGGCTTCATCGTCGCTGGCGTCGGGCTGCTGTCCTGGTCGTACATCGTCGCTCGCGCGCTGGCGCGCGGCGGCAAGGGGTAACGGATGTTCGCCAAACAGTTTTTCAGCCCGCAGATCGCGACCGGAAACGGCGGGTGGCTATCCGGCTTGGGCGGCACCCGGTCTGACGCCGGCCCCCTGGTGACCGTGGAGTCAGCGCTGGCGCTGACCGCGGTGCAGAACTGCGTGACCCTCCTGGCGGAGAGCATCGCACAGTTGCCACTTGAGCTGTTCCGACGCACCGAGAACGGCGGCCGGGAGGCGGCAAAAGACCATCCGCTGTATCGCATACTTGCGCACGCTCCCAACGAATGGCAAACGCCACTCGAGTTCCGCGAGCAGAGCCAGATGTCCGCTGGAACTCGAGGCAACTCGTACAGCATCATCGGTCGCGATCCAGACGGGACGGTCACTGGCCTGTACCCGCTGTCGTGCGAGACCGTGCAGGTGATGAAGGGCCCCGACCTGCTGCCGTACTACCGGATCGACGGGCAGGATCCTGTCCCGCAGCGCATGGTCCACCACGTTCGCTGGTGGAGCCTGAATGGCTATGTCGGCGTGTCGCCGATCATGCTGCATGCGAATTCCATCGGCTACGCCCAGGCGATCCAGCAGTACGCCGGAAAGTCGTTCCTGAACGGCACGGCGCTGTCGGGTGTGATTGAGCGCCCGCGCGAGTCGTCGCCGATCAAGGACCAGAGCGCGATCGACCGGATCACCGACAAGTGGCAGCAGATGTATGGCGGCAGCAGCAATGCCAAGCGCGTGGCCATGCTCCAAGAGGGCATGACCTTCAGGCCGCTGTCGATGACCAACGTCGACGCGGAGCTGATCCCAGCGCTGAAGCTGACCTCCCTTGACATCGCGCGCATCTACAAGGTGCCGCCGCACATGATCGGCGAGCTGGATAAGGCGACGTTCTCGAACATCGAGCACCAGGCCATCCAGTTCGTCATCTACACCTTGCTGCCGTGGATCAAGCGGCACGAGCAGGCCATGATGCGCGACCTGTTGCTTCCGAGTGAACGCAACGAGTATTACATCGAATTTAACGTGTCCGGTCTGCTGCGCGGAGATCAGGCTTCGCGGTATGCGGCTTACGCCGTGGCGCGCCAGTGGGGCTGGTTGTCGGTGAACGACATCCGTCGTCTGGAAAACCTGCCGCCGATCACCGGTGGCGACACTTACCTGCAGCCGCTCAACATGGTCGATGCGGCCAAACCGCTGCCCACCCAGATGCCGAAGGCCGATCCGCGCGCGGTGGCTGAAATCGAAGGAATCCTCGCATGAAAAACCGTTTCCGCATCGCCGGCATGATTTTCAATCAGCCGCTGATGGTGACCGAGGCGATGCTGGACCAGGCTGCGGCCTGGGCTAACCAGCAGATGAGCCTGAACATCGTCAATCTGAGCGTCAACGGCGCCCAGCCGCAGATGATGGAAGACGAGGACTACCCGACCGAGACTGCTGCGATGCGCGCCGACTCGGCGCGGCGCCAGCAGATCGCTGACACCGGTGTCGCGATCATCCCGGTGCACGGCGTGCTGGTGAGTCGCAGCATGCAGATGAACCCCTGCGAGACGATGACCAGTTACGAGCAGGTGCGTGCCCAAGTGCATGCAGCTCTCGCAGATCCAGCCGTCGAACAGATCGCTTTCGACATCGACAGCCCCGGCGGGAGCACCGTCGGCGCCTTCGAGCTGGCCGACTTCCTCTTCGAAGCGCGCGGTGTCAAGCCGATGAGCGCGATCACGCATTTCAGCGCGTATTCTGCTGGCTACCTGGTGGCCTCGGCCATCGGCAACGTGTCCATGTCACGCACTTCGGGCGTGGGCTCGGTCGGCGTGATCGCCAAGCACCTGGATGTGTCGGCTCGCAACGAGCAAATGGGCGTTAAGGTGACGACCGTCTACGCCGGCGCGCACAAGAATGACCTGAGCCCGCACGAGCCGCTGTCTGATCAGTCGCTCAAGTTCCTGAACGACATGGTGCAGGGCTACTACGGGCAGTTCGTGGACTCTGTCGCGCGGTACCGCGGCATCAGCGCAGACGCGGTCCGTGGGACCGAGGCGGGCGTGTTCATGGGGCAGCAGGGCGTTGACATCGGCTTCGCCGATCGCATCGAAACGCCTCAGGCCGCCATCGATCGCATCGCCGCTGAAGCGCACCAGGCGCGTGTCACGCGCAACACCAAGACTTCCATCGGCGCCCGCGCGAAAGCGATGGCGCTCCAGACCCAAATTTGACCGCGTTCGCGGGCAAGCAACCAAGCCGCCCTCGAGGCGGCTTTTTCTATTCTAGGAGAGGCACTTATGCCAACCATCAATGAGCTCCGCAGCGAACGCGCCAAGGTCAACGCCAGCGTGCAAGCCCTGGCCAAGATCGAAGCCGACGGCGGCCAGCTCAATACCGAGCAGGTCCAGCAATTCACCGACCTGCAGGCCAAATTCGATGACCTGACCGCCCAGATCGGCCGTATGGAAGCTGCCGAGCGTGTGGCCGCCGCCGCCGCCGTGCCGGTCGACCGCGCCCAGGCCAGCGCGCACCAGCCGCAGGCGCCGCCGGCGGGCAGCATGGCCGCGCGTCCGCGTGAACCAGAGATCCCGGGTCTCGGCATGTCGCGCATGGTCCGCGCCCTGGTCGCGGCTCAAGGCAATCAGCAGGCCGCTGCGAAATTTGCCGCAGACAATCACTTCGGCGATGACGTCGCCATGGCTCTGAGCACCCTGACCCCTGGCGCCGGCGGCGTCCTGGTCCCGACGAACATGGCTCGCGAAGTCATCGAGCTGTGGCGTCCGAAGTCGGTCGTGCGCACCCTCGGCGCGCGCCCGATGCCGCTGGTCAACGGCAATCTGACCATGCCTCGCCTGAAGGGCGGAGCTGTCGTCGGGTACGTCGGCACCGAAACCGACATCCCGAGCACTGGTCCGCAGTTCGATGACCTGAAGCTGACGAGCAAGAAGCTCGCCGGCCTGGTTCCGATCTCGAACGACCTGCTGTCGTACACCGGCACGAACCAGAACGTTGACAAAATCGTCGTGGACGACCTGGCAACCGCCATGGGCGCGCGCGAAGACAAAGGTTTCATCCGTGACGACGGCAACAACAACACCCCGAAAGGCTTGCTGCACTGGGCGCTGGCCGGATTCAAGTTCGTCGCTTCCGCCGGCGACACCATTCAGAAAATCGAAACCGATCTGAACAAGCTGATTCTGGCGCTCGAAGGCGTCGATGCGAATCTGGGTCGCCCTGGTTGGATCATGTCGCCGCGCACCTTCCGCTTCCTGGAGGGTATGCGCGACGGCAACGGTAACAAGGTCTTCCCGGAAATGAAGGACGGCATGTTGAAAGGCTACCCGGTCGGCAAGACCACGCAGGTGCCGAACAACCTGGGCGCCGGTTCGAACGCTTCGGAGCTGTATTTCGTCGACTTCAACGACTGTTTCATCGGTGAGGACGAGAGCCTGCTGATCGACTACTCCAAGGAAGCGGCCTACAAGGACGGCAACGGTGACATGGTCAGCGCTTTCCAGCGGGATCAGACCCTGGTGCGCGTGATCGCAAAGCACGACTTCGGCCCGCGCCACGTGGAATCGGTCTCGATCCTGACCGGCGTGACCTGGGGCGCCTGATCAGCACGTGGCCCTGACCCAGGGCTGCAAAGCGGCGCCGTCCGGCGTCGCTCACCATCTACAAGCGAGAACCTCATGAAAGTCATCAAATTCCTCAAGCCGTGGAAGATTTACAGCCCCGGCGACGTCGCTGGCTTCGACGAAGACCAGGCCGAAGCACTGATCAAAGCCAAGGCTGCCGAGCCGCACGCTGAAGATAAAGCCAAGCCTGCCGCGAAGTAAGTCAGCACGAGAAATGACCGCCATGACCTACCTGCACATCGCCCCAAGCGTCCTGACCATCCGCGTGTACGACGCGCCGGGCGGCTACGAGGCGCGCCGGAAGTACGTGGGAATCATGACGGTCAGTCACCTCTCGGACACGGTCGTCTACCTGCACGGCGCCGTCGGCAAGATCGACCGCGCCACCCACCGGGCGGCCCTGGCCATGCTCCGCGAGCGCGGAGTGACCACGGTGCAGTACGAGCGCCGCGGGCAAATGAAAACACTCAGCTTGATATCAAAGGAGTAACAATGGCGCAGCAATTCTCCGTGGCGGTGCGAAATGCGGCAGCAGACGCACGCGAAACCGCAATCGGCCCTTCGCCAAAGCTGCGTTTTTACACCGGCGGACAGCCAATTAACTGCGCTGCAACCCGCACTGGAACGGTGATCTGTGAAATCTCGTTGCCAGCGGACTGGATGGCTGCTGCTTCGGGCGGCAGTAAGGGCATGCTCGGCACCTGGTCGGGCTTCGGGAATTCGGCCGCTGGCACTGGCACCACCATCGGCCACTTCGCTGTCATGGACACTGCCGGCACCACCTGTCACTGGCAGGGTAAGGTCGGTGTTGTCGGTGACGCGACGGCCGACATGACGGTTGAAAACCTAAGTCTGGCACAAGGCCAGGCTATCTCGGTGGTCAATTGTACGAATACCGAAGGTAACGCCTGATGAAGCGCTACTACCTGGCCGACCGGATCGGTGACGGCACGCCGGACACCAACGAATGGCGCCCCAGCGTGGCCAACTACCCGGTTGGCTGGGGTTGGCAATGCCCTGTGGACGCTAATGGCGTGCCGCTCAACGACTGGGGTCTGGTCGAAGTCTTTTCCGAGACGCCTGCGGCGATCGCCACCATGGAGCAGGACCCTTCGCTCGACCCGCTGCCCTACGTAGCGCGAGACGTGCTGCTATCGACCTTGGATACCGCGCCAGTCCACGCCGCCCTTATCCGCCGCGGCATCGGCCTGGACGTCGTGCTGGGTGCGGACACCTTCGGCGATCTGCTCGACAACATCACTGCGCGCGCGGCAAGTCCGTTGTAACCAATGGCCGGCTCACCATTCCTTACCGAAGATTTCCTGGCGCCTGACGGCACTCTGCTCGAAAACCTCGGGACCGGGCTGGTACGTTCGACAGCTTCCGGTAACAACGGCGCCGCTCAGGTGACGAACAGCCGGGCAACGCAGGCGGCGGCCACGAACGCCGTATATTGCTGGGGTAGCAACCCGGCGCCGAGCCCGAATCACGAAGTCAGCGCAAAGTATTTTTTCAATAGCGGCGCCGGCAACCCATCCGTGGGAGTCTGCGCTCGCATGGCGGGCCCCGGTGGCGCGCCGCTGACTTTTTACCAGGCGCGGTTGGTAAATAACAGCTCGGGCCTGGTGCTTGCGCGATTTCTGAATGGCGCCGCAGTCACGCTGCAGTCGGCGCCGATGAATTTCGCGTTTGGCGACGATCCGAAGGTTACCCTCAGAATGCAGGGCGACCAGCTGAGCGTGCTGCTGAACGACCAACTAACCCTGGGGCCGATCTCTGATTCTGCGATCCCGGGCGCGGGCTATGTGGGCCTGCGCATGGCGAGCGCGAACGTCAACCAGATCAGGGTCACCGAAGTTCGAGCAACGTCGCTCGATAATGGGCCTGCTCCCATTGTCGGCCAGCTGAACGCCACCCTGGACGGGGCGACGATCAGCAGCTCGGCACAGGTTCAGGTAGCCGGCGCGCTCTCCAAGTCTCTCGCCCCGGCTACCTTGGCATCGGCGGCCGCGCTGGCATCGACGGCTGGCCTGACGAAGGCTCTGGCGCCGGCCATGCTCACGGCGAGCGCCTACATCGAGGCCGAGCCGCCGCAGCAGGACGGCGTCGAAGGAACGCTATCGAAAATACTGGCCGGCGCCACGCTTGCGGCATCGGCCAGGGTGGCGGTCAGGGGCGCGCTGGCGTCGACCCTTGAAGGGGCGATCCTAGTGGCGACCGCTACTGTGGCGCGGTCGTCGTTCGACATTTCCAAAATCTACCCGTCCCGAGTCGTCATATTCGAGGGGAGCGGCAGCCGCGTCACGCCATTTGACGGCAGCGGCTCGCGCATTACCCCGCACGACGGCAGCGGGAGCCGGGTCACGCCCTTCGAGGGCAGCGGCAGCAGAATTACGAGGTTCGAATAGCGATGAAAGAGCCATCCAAAATCGGCGGCCGGTGGACGGTTGACCGCGATGTGGACGAGATCAGCTACTACGGCGCCGACATCACACAGGAACTGATCGACCGGGCTACCACCGCCGTATCGGTGGTGCTGGTGTTGGTCGGTGTGGCGCAGGTCGAGCTACCGGAGATCGTGACCGCCTCGCTGGAAGGCGCCGAGCGCACGTACGTTGTCGCGCTGCTGGGCCCTATTGCGGAAGAGTCGCCGGCCGACTGGAAGTGGGTGGCGCGCGTGACGTGCGCGAACGGCGAGCGGTTCGACAAAACGACCTGGTTCAACAAGGTGGATCCATGACATACGACGTTTCCAAACTGCCGGCAGTGCGCGCCCAACTCGAGCGCGACCTCGTGGCCCGGGCCGCGCCAGCGGCGGCAGCGTCGGCCCAGGCGCCAGTCGAGTACGCGCGCGCGCCGCAAGCGCCAGGCGGCCCAATAGGCGCCGGCCGACCGCCAGCAACACAGGAAACGAACCGATGAGCTGGAAACTGATCACGCCACCGACCGGGCTGGCGGTATCCATGATCGAAGCCCGCACGGCGGCACGGGTCGACGTCGACGAAAACGGCACCTCGCCGCTCGACGGAGAGATCCAACGCGCCATCCGGACCTATACCTCGGAAGCGGAGAGCGAAACCAACCGCGCCATCATGGAGCAGACCTGGCGCCTGACGCTGGATGGCTTCAACGGCGCTATCGAGCTTCGCCGGCCGCCGCTGCTGCAGGTGGTGCACGTGAAGCTCTACGACACCGAGAACGTGCAGCGCACGCTCGACCCGCAGGACTACCAGATCGACGGCGAGAGTGAGCCAGGTTTCATCGTGCCGGCCGCAGGCAAGGCATGGCCAGCGACGGCATCGCGCATCAACGCGGTTGAGGTGCAGATTCGCTGCGGCTACGGCCCGGATCACACGACTGTGCCGGATGCGATCTCCGGCTTCATCTTGGCGCGCCTGTCTGAGCACTTCCAGTCCGGCGGCGCTACGAAGAACGAACACGTGAAGCGGCTGCTGTGGCCGGAGGTGGCGTACGGATGATGAACGACAGGATCACCCTGCAGCGCCCCGGGCCCGGCGCCGGGAAGCTCCGCGAGCCAGCTGGTTGGGTCAAGATCGCCGAGGTCTGGGCGAAGGTGCTGTTTCCGTCCGGGATCGAGGTGGTGCGCGCCGGCGCAGAGGTCTCGATCGTCAAATGCTCCATCAGGATCCGCGCGCGCCGCGACATCGACACCTCCTGCCGCGTCATGTTCAAGGGGAATGCCTACGACATCGAGTCGGCGCTGCCTGACACGAAGGACAGCCAGTTCATGTTCCTGGTGTGCATGGGGACGTCATGATCGAGTTTGACACATCAGCCCTGATCGAAGCTGTGCAGGAAACTGCCGGCCAGGTAACCAATCTGGTCGATGAGGTGGCATTGCGCACTGTTGGCTTTGCTGGCGCCGATCTGTTCCGCGACCAGGTCAAACAGAACGCGCTGGCCAACAAAAAAACCGGCATGTTGTTCGACAACATCATCGTAAAACGGCTGGAAGAAGAGTCCGACGGCGGCAAGAAACAGGTCTACCTGGTCACGGTCCGAAGCGGCTCGGCCAGCAGCCCGGGCGGTTACTACTGGCGATGGGTGGAGAACGGCCACAAATTCGTTCCGCCAAACCGGAATATCAGCGCACGGACAGGGCGCACTGTCGGTTGGGCTGCTCACCGCCGCGAGGCCCAGCGAGTGGCCGACCTGGAGTTTGGGAATAAGCGAGCTCGCGCCTACCCATTCATGCGGCCGGCCTACGAGGGCAAGAAGAAAGAGGCGGTTGACCTCATGACCCGCACCCTGATCGAGCAAATCGCAAGGAATTCACGATGACCCCTGAAGACCACATCGACGCTGTGCTGCAGCAGCTGGCGGGCGGCCGCGTCTTCCCCGACGTGGCGCCGATCAACACCCCAACGCCGTACATCACGTACCAGGTGGTGGGTGGTGCTCCCATCAACTTCGTCACCGGCGAGAAGCCAGCGAAGCAGACGCACCGCATGCAGGTCAACTGCTGGGCCGACAGCCGTATCGAGGCATCCGAGCTTGGCACGCTGATCGAGGATGCGATGCGTTCAGCCACGCACCTCCAGGTCGAGGTGCTGACTGGTCGCGCTGCCAACTACGATGAAGAAACGAACTGCCGCGGGACCATTCAGGACTTCAGCATGTTCTGCTGACCTAGCGACACCCATCCCCAAGCCGCCCCGAAGATCCGGGCGGCTTTTTTTACGCCCGGAAACGGGCTTTTTTCATTGAAAGGCCCATAAATGGCACTCTCGCTCCCAACCGGCACCACCTACGCGGTCGCCACCGCCTACGCCGCCGCAGTCGCCGTCTCCGCCGCTACCAATGCGACCGAAACCGTGCTGACCACCGCAGCCAACACCTTCGCCGTCGGCGAATACCTCGAATACACCGGCGGCTGGAACCGCATGACCAACCGCGTGTTCCGCGCCAAGGCCGTGACCGCTACCTCTGTGACCCTGGAAGGCATGGACACCACCGAGGTGAACCTGTTCCCGGTCGGGATGGCCGGTGGCTCGCTGCGCAAGATCAGCACCTGGGTGGCGATCCAGCAGGTGTTGACCGCCGAGCCGTCGGGCGGTGACCCGAAGTACGCCGCGGTCAGTCTGCTCGACAACGAGAACGACATCAGCCTACCGGACGGCTACAACGCCCAGACCCTGGCGATGACCATTGCCGATGATCCGGCGCTGCCGCACCACGCTGCCCTGAAAAAGATCGCCGACTCGCGCAAGATCGCCGCCATCCGCGCCGACCTGCCGAACGGCAGCAAGATCCTCTACAACGGCTACGTCAGCTTCGACGAGACCCCGACCATGACCAAGGGCCAGGTGATGGCCGTGCGCGCCGGCAGCGCCCTGCAGGGTCGCCCGGTCCGTTACGCGACGTAATAGTTTTGCCAGCCCGCTTCGGCGGGCGTTTCCAGCCGCGGGGTCGCACCTCGCGGTCTTTTTATTCCCCCTCCTGAAAGATAAAAATTATGGCATCGAAAGCAACCAAAATCGTCCTGGGTAAGCGTCCGGAATCCTTCAAGAAAACCGTGCAGGCAACCATGCTGGACGGCTCGACCGGCTGCATGGAAGTCGAGTACAAGTACCGCAGCCGCACCGAGTTGGCTGAGCTGACCGACCAGATGCAGGCGAAGCTGAAGGACGAGGCGAACGCCGAGATCGAGCGCTTCAACGCCGCTGTCGAAAAGGCCAAGCAGACCGGCGCCGCGATCCCGGAATTCACGATGACCCAGACCGAGATCGTCAAGCGTCAAACGGCTGTCGCTGTCGAGTATATCCAGGCGATCGCCAAAGGCTGGAACCTGGACGCCGAATTCGACAAGGATGGCATCGCCGAGCTGGTCGACACGCTGCCGGCGATGGCAGATGCGCTCAAGGACGATTACCGCGCCGCGATCAACGAAGGCCGCCTGGGAAACTGACCGCGATCGCCGAGGCCATGTATCGGCCAGGTCTGACGAAAAAGGATCTGGCCGAGATGGAGGCGGCGTGCCTGTCACCCGAGGATTTCCCGGAGGAGGTCGTCGAGGTCTGGCCGGAGAACTGGCCGACCTACGCGCTGTTCGCCTTCATGCGGACGCAGTGGCGCTCGAGTGGGATGGGCGTCATCGGCCTGGACTACGGGCCGCTGTACAGCAAGATGGATCGGATGGACCTTTCGCCCGAGGCGTACGACGACCTCGAGGCTGATATCCAGGCGATGGAATTTGCGGCCATCGGCGCGATGAACGATCGAGAAGAATAAAGCATCACAGAGCCCTGGTTGCGCAAGCGCCGGGGCTTTTACATTTCGAGGCCAGTCATGACCGACATCGTCAACAACGCAACAATCAAGGTCACGGCCGATGCATCGGGGGTCGAAGCAGGCCTGCGCCCAGCGGTCGAGGCGGCAAACCGAACCGGCCAGGCAATCACGCAGGCTGGCCAGAAAGCCGGCGGCGCCGCGCGTGCTGTCGAGTCTGCTCAGCGCAACATCATCGCGTCGATTCAGCGCACCACCATGGCTATGGAGGCCGGCGGCCGCACCACAGCTGCATATTACGAGGCCCACGCGCGCCAGCGCAACGTCGACCCGGCGTCGCTGACCCCGTACCTCAACCAGCTGCGCGCCGTCGAGGCGGCGCAGACTCAGGCCACCGAGTCGACCCGCGCCCAAGCGGCGGCGGCGCGCGAGCTCGCCCAAGCCCAAGCGAACAAAGAGTCGTTCCTGGCTGGCCTGCGTGAGCAGATCGCGCTGTTCGGCAAGTCGACCGACGAAGTGCTCCGGTACCGCGCAGCTCAAGCTGGCGCGTCGCAGGAAGCATCCATGCTCATCCTGCAGCTGCAGAACATGCGCGTCGCACAGGAGCAGGTCGAAGCGGCCGCGCGCGCCGCTGCGCATGCGCAGCGTGAAGCCGCTCAAGCTGATGCAAATCGAAACACGTTCCTGGCCGGCCTGCGCGAGCAGATCGCGCTGTTTGGACTGTCGACCGATGAGGTGAATCGCTACCGTGCGGCGCAGCTCGGCGCGTCGACTGCGGCCGATCCGCTGATCGCCAAGCTGCGTGACCTGCGCCTGGCGCAGGAGCAGCAGACCTACGCGACTCGCATGGAGGCCCAGGCCCAGCGCGAGCTGGCTCAGGCGCAGACCTCGCGCAGTTCGTTCATCAAGGGGCTCGAGCAGCAGGTGTCCGCAATCGGGAAGACGCGCACGGAGATGCTTGAGCTCCAAGCCGCACAGCTGGGTGTCGCCACGCAGGCCAAGCCACTGCTTGACCGACTGCGCGCCCAGGAACAGGCATTCCGCGATGGCGGCATGTCGGCGAATGCCATGAACGCTGCGCTGCGCGGCGTGCCGGCACAGATGACCGACATCATCGTCAGCTTGCAGGGTGGCCAGGCGCCGCTGACTGTTTTTCTCCAACAGGGCGGCCAGTTGAAGGACATGTTTGGCGGGATCGTGCCGGCGGCGAAAGCCCTGGGCGGTGCGGCGCTGGGACTGATCAATCCGTTCACCGTTACCGTCGGCGTGCTCGCGACCGGAGCCATTGCGTTCAAGCAGGGCCATGACGAGACGGTGCGTTACTCGCGCGCCCTGATCATGACGGGAAACATCGCTGGCACTACCGCTGGTCAAATGGCCGACATGGCGGCGCGCATGGAGGACGTCAACGGCTCCCAGCGCGTGTCTTCCCAGGCTCTGGCTACTCTGGCCAGCACCGGCGCTATTGCCGGCGCCAACCTGGAAAAGTTCGGCACCGTTGCTGTCGACGCCCAGCGTGTGCTGGGTCAGAGCGTGGAGGACACCGCGAAGCAGTTCGCCGCACTTGGAAAGGATCCGCTCACCGAACTGCGCAAAATTGGCGACCAATACGGCTTTGTCACGACCGAGACGTACCTCGCCGTGAAGGCTGCGCAAGAGCAGGGGCGTGTGATTGACGCCGTCAGTCTGGCCCAAACCGCATACGCGGATGGCGTCGCCAAGCAGAAAGAGAAGGTGCTCCAGACTCTCGGCGCGTGGGAGCGCGGATGGATCAACGTCAAGACTGCCGCCAGTGGCGCGTGGGATGTGGTCGTTGGGATTGCTGGCGGCCGGGAGGAAGGGCCCGGCCAGCAAACTGCGGCCCTCGAAGCGCAGGTCAGGGAGCAGCAAGCGCGGGTCGAGCGGCTGAGGGCTGCCGGCAGGCGGCGCGATGGCGACCGGTACGACCCGTCAAAAGATCGTGACGTGCAGGGCGCCGAGGCCATTATTGCGGCCAATCAGCGTGAAATCGACAGCATCAATAAGAAGGCATCGGCCGAGAAAACGGCAGCCGAGAACGAAAGCCGAACGGCGCAGCAGCAGGCGGTAATGCGAGAGTGGACCGACAAGCAGAAGATCCTGCTGACCCGCAGGGAGCAGCGCGATCTCGCCCTGCAGGCGGCGCAAACTCGTGGCACTGAGTTGGGGATTGATCAGACCAAAATCGACAAGCAGTTGACGGCCATTCGTCGTGAGTATAACGACGTCTTCATTGCAGGCATCGATGCGAGCATGACTGCGTTGCGAAAGCGCGGCGAGCTCGAGGATGTTATCGCTCAGCGCGCGCTGGCGCAGGTTCAGGCGCAGCGTGCCGCGGGCGATATTTCGGAAGACGAGGCATTGCGGCGCACAGCAGCGCTGGACCTTGCGCAGCTTGACGCTGGCAAGCGCGGCCTGCTGGAGCAGCTTTCTCTGACGCGCCAGAAAATCGGCAGTCAGCGAGATCAGCTCGACCTGCAAGGGCAAATCGCGAAATTGGGCGAGCAACGTGTCAGCCGTGAGATGCAGCTTGAGGAAGAATTGGCCGCAGCCCAGCGCGTACGCTCGCAGGCAAGCATGGACCTGTACGTGCAGGGCGTCACGGCCGCCAACGCCGAACTCAACAGCCTGACTGATCAGCTGGACGCACAGCAGCGGGCCAATGAAGAGATCGGACTCGGCAAGGTCGAATTGGCGGCGCTGAACTTCGAGCGCATGAACGGCGCGGCAGCACTGAAGGACGAAACTGCGGCTGCACTGGAATTCGAAGAGCCGGGCAGCGCTGTCGCGGAAATATACCGTCGCCAGGCGGAGCAGCTGCGCAACCTGGCCGTGGCGCGCCGCGATGGCGCCATCAAGCAGGATTCGTTCGACACCAGCAGGAAGGCGCTCGACGAACTGAATCAGTTCCTCGACCCATCGCGCGCGCAGACCTTCGGCGATGCGCTGCGCGAGGCGTTCGGCGGCGCCGGCGAGTCGATCTCGAAGATGACGGCATCGCTGGAGGGGTTCGCGCAACGCCAGGCGGAGATCGACAAGCACCGCGCAACCTCCGAGGCGCAGCGCGGGACGAAGGGTTACAGCGAGCTGCAGTACCAGAAGGACATCGCTGCGCTGAACGAGCGGGACACGAAAAACCGTCTCGCTGGCTATGGCGCCATGACCGGCGCCGCCGCTGGGTTCTTCGGCGAGCAGAGCCGCGGCTACAAGGCCCTGCAGACCGCATCGCAGGTGTTCCACGCAGCGGAGCTGGCCATGACGCTGGCCGAGCTGGTGCCGAAGGGTATCTCGGCAGTGCTGGGCCAGGGCCAGGGCGATCCGTACACTGCGTTCGGCCGCATGGCTGCAATGGCGGCGATCGTCGCCGGCCTTGGCGTTGCCATTGGTGGCGTGTCGGGTGGCGGCGGTGTGCCGCTGTCGCAGCAGCGGCAGGAAAAGCAGGGCACCGGCACAGTGCTGGGCGATAAGGACGCCAAGTCTGAATCGGTTGCGCGGTCGCTCGAGGCCATTGAGGGTGCCACGCTCCAGGGCCTGGGCATCAGCAATGGCATGCTGACCTCGCTGCGCAACATCGAGGCCGGCATCGGGCAGTTCGCTTCCCTGCTTGTGCGCACCACCGGCGTGACCGGTAAGTTTGGCTCCGAAATGAACAGGGCAGCGTTCGATTCGAAGTCGATTGGGGTCGGCGGCGCGCTGGCTGGCGCCGGCGTGGGCGGCGGCCTTGGCGCCACGGCGGCTCTGACATATCTCGGGGCTGGCTTCGGCCCGCTGGGCATGGTGCTGGGTAGCGCGCTGGGCGCGGTGCTCGGCAAGACGTTCATCGGCAAGGCCTTGGGCAGCGTCTTCGGCGGAAAGCAGACCGTCGAAGACACGGGCTTCACGGTCGACCGCGCCGATTTTTCCACCATCGCGTCCGGCGGCTTGAGCGCCATGCAGTACGCCGATATCAAGAAGAGTGGCGGCTGGTTCGGCAGCGACAAGAATCTCCCGACGAAGCTCGAAGGCCTGGGCGAAGACGGCAACCGCCAAATCGCCAACGTCCTGATGTCGCTGTACGACACGGTGTTCGAAGCCGGCAAGATGCTCGACCTGGGCGCCGACGGTTTCGCCGCGCAGCTGAACAGCTTCGTGGTCGACATCGGCAAGGTGTCGCTCAAGGGGCTGTCGGACGAGGAGATCCAGGAGGAGCTGTCGACGGTGTTCTCGAAGGTCGGCGACCAGCTGGCCAAGTTCGGAGTCGGCGGCCTGGAGCAGTTCCAGAAGGTCGGCGAGGGCTACCTCGAGACGCTGACCCGCGTGGCCACGAACTACCAGGCCGTGGCGGTCGTGACCGACTCGCTGGGAATGACGTTCAACTCGATGGGCCTGGCATCGGTCGGCGCGCGCGAGCGACTGATCGACCTGGTCGGCGGGCTGGACGAATTCACCTCGAGTGCTGATCAGTTCCTGTCGGACTTCTACACCGACCAGGAGCGGGCCAATTCGCTGCGCGCGCGGATCACGCCGACGCTGGACCAGTTCGGCATCAAGACCGGCGCCGAAGACTCGCTGCAGCAGTTCCGCAACGTTGTCACCGGCCTGGACCTGACGACGGAGGCGGGCGCCCGCGCCTATGCCACGCTGATCCAGATCGCGCCGGCGTTCAAGCAGATCGCCGACGTCGACGAGAAGACCTTCGAGGAACGCAAGGACCTGCAGGACAAGCTGGACGAGTTGACCATGACGTCGGCCCAGCTGCGCGAAAAGGAGCGGGCAGAGATCGACGCCAGCAACCGGTCGCTGTTCGACCAAGTGCAGGTGCTGACCGAGCGCAAGGGGTTGCAGGACGAACTGGACCAGCTGATGCTGACGTCGACCCAGCAGCTGGAAAAGCAGCGCGCGGCGCTCGACGAGAGCAACCGTGCACTGTTCGACCAGGTGCAGGCCATCAAGGCGCAAGCTGCGGCGGCGACGTCGCTGATGTCCGGCGTCGACAGCGCGTTCAACGTGCTGCAGGGCGTGGTCAACCGCCAGAAGAAGCAGGCGCAGGAGGAAATCGAAGTC